TTATTCTAGGTTCCTTTAGGGGGGGATGCACTAATCCAGCAGCCATAAACTATAATCCAGAAGCAACTTTAGATGATGGGGGATGTATTTTTACTACTAATGCTGTTCAAGTTGTTAATCAACATTTACCTGGGCCCGGATGTACTAATCCCGCAGCAAGTAATTATAATCCTGAATCAATTTTTGATGACGGAGGATGCATTTTTGATTTTGGGGGCGAGGAAGTAAATGATACTGTCCTTTTAGCAGACTCAGGGGGGCTTAAAGAAGGTAATGAATATATAGCAGTTGGGGGAGGATCACATGACTCAGAGGATACGAGGCTTGGTACAGAACTTAATTTTGGGAGCTATAGATCAGAAGCGAAGTTATCTAGAGTTGAATTAACTAAAAATAATCCTAAGGTAAAAACTCTAACACCCGGTATTAGGGGGTTTAATATTGATTCCGAAAATAGACTCAGACTTAAAGACTCTGAACAAGACTATTTAAAGGTATCTCCTAGTATTATACATAATACTCTTCGCGGTGTTAATTCGGGGCTCTTTAGGGGGGTTCATAATAATGTACAACGAGAAGTATTCTCTAATTTAGTTCATGATTCTTTAAAAACTTTGATGGGTTCTCATAATGTTAGGAGTTATGATACTTCTATAAAGGAGGATATTACATCAACAAGAGTTTGGGATAGTTTGAATCAAAGATTTAGAACTACTCTAAAAAACTTTGTAACCTACTTAGGGGAGGTAGTGCCCTTTAAAACTTTTGGTGCTGGGATTCTTCGTAGGGCTCTTACTAATGATTTATCTACATTAAGAAATAAGGATGTAGTATCTTTATTTAAAACATCTAAGATGGATGAATTAGTAGCTAGACTAAGCAAGCTAAATCCAACAGAAAGAGAGGTAATTTCTTTTGCTATAGAAAATAAGTTATCTTTAGATCCAAATAATTCAGATAACTCAGGAAGAGGAAAGTATATTGTAGAGAATAGCTGGGCTCGTCCAACAGAGTTATTAGAAAAAGTTTCTGTTTTAGATCGTTTTGGCAATTCAACCTCTATCTCTATTTCTGATTCTGGAAATATTGTAGGTGGGGTTTACCTAAATAATAATCATGCTTTTGAAGTTTATAAGGTAGATGGAACGGTAATTACCATACCTACTGAGAATAATTTAGAGAATACTTATACCCATAATAATATAAATAAAGGTATTTTATTAAATTGGTTGGGGCATACTGATTCTGTAATCTTAAATAGTGAATCTTCCGAGACCCTATTTGAGTTTGAATATGATTTAACTCAAGCTCCAAAAAATTATTATGTTTTTAAATTAGATAAAACTAGCACCTCTTCTACTATGCTTGCTTCTAATAAAAATAAAGGGTTGTTTAGTAAAAAATTAGTAAAGCAGGTAGACGCTGTATATGATTATGTTGAAGATCCTACTTCAGATGAGTTTAATACATATATTAGGCACCAAGCTATGCCCTGGAAAATATTTTATGTTTCTGAGAGGGACCCTATTTTGGGTTATTTATCTGATGAGTCTACTACAAATACTTTATCGTTTAAAAACTTTACTTTAGAGAAGTTATTATTAGAGTTGGGATACCCTGCATTTTCATCACAACTTCCCTCATATATAATAATAATTCCTACGAATAAGTTCTCATTTAATCCTGAGTATCAATTTTCAAAATTACAGGTTGATGGCTCCAATTTTAATAAAAGAAAAATTATATTTAAGCCTTCTTATAATGGAGGATTAATGTCTACAGGGCTAACTACTCCACTTAATAGTGAGTACTCCTTTAATTTAGGGAATACTGATATTAGAGGTGAATCAAATACTCAGGCAATAGAGTTTAATTTTGATCCGAATACCCCCCTGTTTAAAGATACTGTTAATTTTACTGATGGTATACCCGATTCTTTAACTGAGCCTGGAGTAAGAGAATTTTATGATGTTGTAGCTTCTCTTGATGATACCTATGATTTAAGTAGCAGCGGATTCTTAACAACTAAAGATGTATATCATAGAATGTCACCTACTGGGTTTTATTCTCTAACGCTAACAATACAAAATACTGATATATTAGATAATATATTAGCCTTGTTCGGGTTAGAATGGAGGACTATTTTACAACGAGACACAGTAACTACTGGAATAGGGGAATTAAAAGTTGAGGGAGAAGACCTCCCACTAGTAAATAATATACCTGACCCAGAACCCCCAGCAGGATTAATATAAAAGGAAAAATATACTAATGGCATTAGTTGCAAGAGGAGATGGAAGTGCTACAGTGGACATGGACCATGGGAATTCGCAGTCCAGTCAGTCTAGCCCATGTGGTGCTGCCGGTACATCTACCTCAAATTTATGTTCGTCGGATGTTTTTGTGGTAGATATTGGGGTGGTTAGGATAGGTGATGCTATGACGAGTCACCCTACTCCTGCATGCCCTGCTCATGCTCCTGCTTGCAACTCTTCCTCACTTACTGTTTTTGCCAATAGCAAAGGAGTCGCTAGGATAGGTGATACTTACGCAACATTAGTGCATGATATAATTGCAGTGGCGCAAAGCACTGTTTACGCTGGTGACTAAGTAAACAAAAATTAAAATAAATCTTTATTTTTCTTTGGGATAGCTAAATAAAGAAGAGGAAACTATTCCCTCAATTACTTAAGGAGTAAAAAATATGTCATTAGAAGTTACTAAGAATTTTGTAGATTCAATTATTAATGAATCAGCTTGGGCTAGAGTGGGCGTTTCCCCACTAAAAGAAGAGGTAGAGGTTGTTGAAGACTCTACTAAAACTGAAGAGGCTCCCCAGGAAGCAAAAGAAGTTGTTGAAGAGGAAGTTGAGACTTTCTGCTGTCCTCTTTGTGAATCTACTCTAAAAGAGGAAATTTCTGACGAGCTTCTTTCAGAGCATATCAGCAAGGTTATGGACGCAGTTTCAAAAGCCTCTGATGTACTTGAAGAAGACTCTGACGAAGACTCTGACGAAGAAGAGAAGTGAAAAGTTTAGGTTCTATTGCCGAAGATCTAATTCTTCAGGATATAGACGCTATTACTGAGGGCAAAAAACCTAGTCCTAATATTAACGCTATGTCCTCAAATGAGGATCCAAGTATACCTGATCTTAGTAAAGTTGAGGTTTCTTCTGATTTTATTTCCTCTATTTCTGAGGGGAGAACTCCTGCCGTATCAGTAGAAGAGCCTCAATCTATAGAGGCCCCACAACCTACAGAAGACAGGTTAGAGAAATTAATAGGGGAATTATCAACCCTCCTTAAAGAAGCAAAATCTCTATTAGTAGAAATGACTGGGGTAGGTGCTATCGGAGTAAACATGGCAGGAGGAGAGAACCAGGAGGAAGAGGAAAAGCCTAAAAAGAAATCTAAAAAGAAATCCAAAAAGAAACTTGATATACCTCCTACATGTTTAGATATTGATGAGCAAACAAATCATTTAGTAGAAGCATATATTAATAATATAAAAAATAGGAAAAGATGTGGATCTAATTAATACTATTAAGGCTTTAGAGGAAGCAAAGGACCCCGACAGCGAAAAGACTGAAAAAGTTAAGTCTAAGAAATCTAGGGTTAGAATTTATGACACTATTGCTGATGCTTTGAAGGCTGGATCTTATGGACAGATCTTTTCCACAAAGGGGGCTGATAGGCTGTATGTCATTACCAAGCCTACTTGGGGAAGTAAAAGTCGCGCTGGGGGCAATACTAAGGTAGCAAAGGGCTTCACCCCAGGAAGCTCAACACCGTCCTCTAAGTGGGGCAGCGTTAAGAGTTATGCTGTTAGAACCATGAAAAAGCACGGCAAACAAAAAAGGGCCGTATCTACCAAAAAGCGGTCGAAGAAAGATAATTAATACAAGGAGCATAAGTAATGTTGTTAACAGATACATTTATTATTGAGAATTTACAAGTATTGTCAGAATCTAAATCTGCCGGTACAATGAAGATTAGTGGAGTATTTCAAAGAGCAAACGAAGCTAATAATAATGGAAGAATTTATTCTAAGCCCTTATTACAGCGCGAATTATCTAATCTAACCGAGGCTATTAAGAATCGTCGCCTCATGGGGGAGTTAGATCATCCAACTAATGAGACCGTAAGGTTGTCTAATGTTTCCCATCTAGTTACCAATCTTTATATGAAGGGGGATGAGGTTCTGGGAGAATCAGAACTTCTTAATACTCCTGCTGGTCTTACTGCTCAAGCTCTTATTAAAGCTGGTGTTAATGTAGGTATTTCTTCAAGAGGAATGGGAACTTTAACAGAGATTGAAGATGGTTCTAAGCATGTTAATGAGGATTTTAAATTAGTAACATTTGATTTGGTTGCTGACCCATCAACTAGAGGAGCTTTTCCTGCGCTATCAGAATCTACTCAAAGTACTGTAGATGATATTATAAAAAAGGTTTATCCTAAAGCACAAAAGGAGCGTTTATTTATAACTCTTCTTAAGGAGGCTATTAATGTATCGGAGGAAGAGGAACCAGATCACGATAAATTAAAGCAGGCCGATGACGAACAACTCGCTAAAGCAAAAAAGAAAACTAATAAACTTCTTAGAAAGCACGGTAGGGGTTCAGAGGCAGATGCCAGAGAAAAAGAGGGTGCTAAGGCACCAACCGAGAACTCATCAACTCTTTACTTAGTGGCGGGGAAGCTTCTAAAAGAAACCCAGTTGGATACGGAGCGACTAAAGAGGCGTGAGGCAGGGGAAGACCCACATCCTAACGATAGGAGAGGGGGCCAACTTACTACAGAGCCTTTAAAGAAGAAGCCTAAAACAACCAGAGGAGGGGTTCCAGGAGGAAGAAAAATTCCTGGGTCTGCTCAAAGGGCGGCTGAAGTTCCTGGACCAAACCAAACCTAACAAAAAGAATAAAAAAACACCCTTATTTTTTTTTAAATAATACATAATAATACCCGGAGGCATATATGTCAAAAAAAATGAATGATTTAGCCAGTTTACTCCCAGAAGGACTTTCTGAGTCTGCTATCACTGAGGTTGCAGAGTTAGTAAGTTCCGTTATTGAGGAGCAAGTTGGAGCTAAAGTGAAAGAATTAGAAGCTAAAGTTCATGGTTTTCTAAGATTTAAAATTGATGAGGTTAAAGATCATGCTTTATCTGAACTTCAGTTAGAGAACGAAACTTTTAAGAATGCTCAAATGTTTGAATCAATTAAAACTTTAATGACACTAGAACTTAATCAAAAAGATGAGGATAGTGCTGTGTCTGAAGTAGTTAAAGATAACAATGAGCTAGTAGAAGAAGTTAGTGTTTTAACTGATGAATTACGCAAAGCACTAGTTGAGTCTACTACTTTAGAAAATCAAGTAAAAGTTCTTTCTGATAAGATTAATTCTATCGGTGAAGAAAAAGAATCACTTTTAGAGCAGGTTTCTGCTTTAGAAGAATCCCAGGAGAAGCCATTTAAATCATCTGAGAAGGCTATCATGGTATCCGAAGTCTCAGAAAAAAATGAAAAAACTCATGTACCTAATGAGTTTTTAACCGAAGAGGTCATGAAGTTCATGCCCTTTAACAACTAAAACAGGTATATAAATAAAATGGAATATATTGATAATAGTTTAGTCGAAAAGTGGGCTCCTGTTCTTGATGGTCTTACTGATGATTATTCACGGCGCATGACTGCCCAACTTCTTGAAAACCAAGCAAAAAGTATTATTGCTGAAAAACTTGGTGATATGAATGAAGCTGGCGAAGGCACAACTACCGTAGGTAGGCTCGGAGCCTTCCAGAAATTCGCTTTCCCCCTAGTTCGGAGAATTTATCCCCAACTAATTGCAAATAGTCTAGTTGCTGTTCAGCCGATGAGTGGCCCAGTATCTCAGATCTTCTATCTTGGTCATAACAGACAGCATGGCCCCGAAGTCCAAAATGTCTTCAGTAAGTATAATCTTACTTACAGGGGCATGGAAACATCTAGTGTTGGAGGCTCAGGTATTGATCTAGATACTGATGATGTAGATACTTCATCTCTACTTAGTTCTTCTGTCGGATCACCATCAACTACGATGGGTGGCCAAATTGCTGCGTACCCAGAGGCATCCTCAATATTCGGTTGGAGTGTTTCTGCTGGTGAGGGTAAAACTGGTTCTGGTATTCCAGAGATTAATATTGAGATCCAACAGCAGCCTGTAGCGGCTCGTACTCGCAAGATGCGGGCTCTATGGACCCTAGAAGCGGCACAGGATCTTCGTGCTTATCATAACCTTGATCTAGAGCGCGAACTTACTGACCTTCTTGGTAGTGAGCTAAAGTTAGAGATTGATCGTGAACTAGTTGAAGATCTTCGCATGATTGCTTATGATGTCTCTACGGCAGCTACGGGTACTTTTGGTGGATTTAACCGGGATATGCTTGATCAGGCTAACAGTAATAAATTTGCTCTTAATCCTGATATGGCTAATGCATCAGCATTTACTTTTGATCAGAGTGCTAACATAGCGGGGAACCCTAAAGGCGAGCGCCATTTGTCGAATGTTTTCCTAGTTGATTTTGATTCTTCTTCTCTTGGTCTTTCTCCTCGCCATGTTGGTCAGGCTTATGCTAATCTCCTAGCTGCAATTAATTTTGCTAGTCAGGACATTTATAAGTCTACTTTCCGTGGTCCTGGTAGCTGGATCCTTTGTGCGCCTATCGTTGCAGCTATGCTTGAGTCTGCTGTAAAGCTTGAGGGAGGTATTCGCCCAGGCGATGGCCCAACCAACATGTCCAAAGGCGGAATTGAATTTAAAGGCAAGTTCGCTGGTCGTTACGATCTGTTTGTTGACCCAATGTATCCTGAGGACGAAATCCTTATGGGCTACAAAGGCAACAACCCCATGGATGCTGGTTATGTATATGCACCTTATATTCCTCTCCAGCAACTACCCACCATCACGGACCCCCTTACCTTCCAGCCCAGGAAAGGTATTCTTACCCGCTATGGTAAGGCTGCTGTAACTCCTGAGTCTCGGTTCTATCGGGTACTCCGCATTGTTGGTGCTACTTCCCCACTACTAACCCCCTTCGCTAATCCAGCGGTAGATAGTGGCGGTTACTAGACTCTAACTAATAACTAAGAAATAAAAGGGGCTTGGAGTTTTTTGCTCCAAGCCCCTTTTCTTTTACCCTATATAAAATAGCTATGTATAAATATAAAAGCACTTGTAGATTTAAAATGCTAATATTTGTTAATAACAATATATTAGAGATTAGACCTAATCAAATTATTACTAGGGAAACCCCCCTTAGACATGAATTATTAAGAGAAGTAAAGGGGCCAAGTGAAAAATCTAAAATAGTTCAGCCTAAAAAAAAGAAGAGGGTTAGTATAGACTCTTCTCCCAAAAAGTCACATATACCCCTATCTGATTTAACAATAGTTAGCAGTAATGACAACGCCAATTAAGCCACAATTAAGTACCTTTGGAGACTCCTTTACCTCTCCAGAAAAATATTCCAGTAAGAGTAATGTCCTTGGGGCTACAGATACCGCAGGAGAAATTAAAGACTCTAAGCTAAATGTAGCCTCCCCCGCAGACGCGATAGAGTTTACAAAGTTTGAGGAGTCTGCAAAGAATTTTATTTTATCCAGACTAGGATTTCCTGTAGTTAGGGTAGAACTAACCCCCTATCAGCTTAAGTCCGCTATTGATGAAGCAACCTCTAAATTTGCTTATCATGCGCCTTTATGGACAAAGCAGATGGCGGTAATGAAGATTACTGCTGGTACTAATATTTACGAGTTGCCTGCACATATTTTAAATAATTTAGAATATGTTGTTTATAAAAAATCTTTACTTTCAATTCAAGCTCAGGCAGGAACCTTAGAGTTTGATTTCTTTATTAAATATTTCCAAGATAACTTCTTATTTAATGATTTTGCTGTGGGAGACTTTTTATTACTACAGCAACACCTTGAGCAGATTAGAAAAGTTTTAGGTCAAGAGGGTACTTGGGATATTGTTAATAATAAATATTTACAACTCTATCCTGTACCTCAAATGGCAGATGATCTTATCCTAGAGTATAGGGCTGTAGATTCTGACACCATCCACCCAGAGTATAGAAACTGGATACATAAGTATGCTTTAGCAATTTCTAAGGGGATTTTAGGTGAGGTTAGGGGGAAGTATTCCACGCTACCATCCCCTGGTGGCGGAGCTACTCTAAACGGGGCTACCCTAATTCAACAATGTACTGAAGAAAAAAAACAACTAGAGGAATCCTTGTTTACTGAGATGGAGGAGCCTCCAGCATTCACAATGTTCTAAGTTATGAGAAAAAATTATAAAGTTACTACTAATGTTCCTCCGATCCCAGAATTAGATGGGGTAGTAGATAGCGAACTAAACCTTTTTGATCCTAACAACCCAGATATTGCGCTATTTAATTTAGTGGATGATGAGCAGATTAGATTAAGTGGATCTAAAATCTTACTTTATAAGTATTATCAAAGTGAGGATTTTGATCCTGTATATATGGAGGCTAGAAATAAGCCTATCGCTAAAGAACCCGTTGTAGTTTATGGACACTACGAACCAAAAGTATTAGAAGAAAATTTAACCCAGTTTGGAATTGAGTTAACTAATGACCAGCTATTTATTTTTAATAAAAGTTATATTGAGAGGGTCGCAGGTAGGGGCCTAATCCCCGGAGATGTAGTGATGCCCAAATTCCAAAATCAGAAGTATGAAATTTTTCAAGTACAGGAAGATAGTTTTGAGGCATATGGAGTATATCATCTAGCTTGTTCCGCTAGGCTACTTAGAGATTCTGAGGATGTTCAAGACACTTTATTAACCAAAAAAGCCGATGATTTAGACCCGTATTTAGAGAGGGATGTTAGATGACTAATAACTTTATTGAATCCAGTACAAGTAAAAATATAGACGATTTCTCCGCACAATCTAAGTATATTGGAACCATTAGAGCCAGAGAGTTAATTATTTCTGCTACTAGAAAAAAGAATTTTATTAGTTCTGTTTATAGGGAGACATTAAAATCAATAATTCAAATATTTAGTGATTATTCTTATCTAAATTCTGAGGGTAAGTCCGTCCCTATTAAATGTATTCATTCAAATCCAGAACGAACTATTGCAAAACTAAAGCAAGAGACTAATATTATACTGCCAATAATCTCTGTTAGCCAAACTACCTCTAATAGCCAACTAGAGCGTAGAAAGTATGACGCTTTAATTATTCAAGAGAAGGTCTGGGATGAAAAAAAACAGAGGGCTTATAGGGTTGTAAGTTTAGCCCCAAAAGAGGTAACTATTATTTATACCATTAATGTGTGGTCTAAATATAAATCTGATTTAGATCAAATAACAGAACAAATTAGATTAGAGTTTAATCCTGCTAAAAGGGTGGCCACCCCATTTAATCAATACACTAAAGCCTTTTTAGCTGATGAGGCTGATGACTCAACCTCAGTAGTTTCTGATAGAGAGGAAAGATTATTAAGAAAAGTCTTTACTGTTGAGGTTGAAACATATATCCCAACCCCTAAATTCCTAATGACCTCTACGGGGAAAATAGAAGAGTGGAACTATGAGGTTATTTCAGCTAAATAGCTACTTTTCCCAAAAAATATTCTCAAAAACCGTTTTGATTACGGGTACATACTTATAGTTAGTGAGCAAAATAATGAAATTAATCAAAAACGAAAGTTTACAAGGCATTCATGTATGTCTTTTAACTCCTGGCGGCTCAAGATTTTCTTGGTTAAAGCCTCAGGAGCGGGTAGTAGTCCCAAATAATGCAGTCTCAAAGCAAGCCCAAACCCTTCATCGGCGCAAAAGACTAAAAATAACTAACTATTAATAGGAGAATAATATGCCAACATATGTAAGCCCAGGTGTATATGTAGTAGAAAACGATATTTCGGATTATGCAGTATCAATTAACTCGTCGGTTGTTGGTATTGTAGGTTTTGGTTCTAAAGGCCCAGTAAACAAAGCAACCCTAATTACTTCTCCACAAAGACTTGTTGAGACTTTTGGAGAGCCCTCTGAATCCCTTTATGGTCAAGGTCTTGAGGGTGCTATGGAGATTTTAGAAACCACAAACTCACTTTACTTTGTTCGTGCTGCATCCTCAACAGCAACTGAGGCTTCAGCTTTGGTTAGTATGGGCGCTTGCCCAGCCATAGAACTTGCAGATGTTAGTGCTGGCATGACAAGCAGCCTCTATCTTGAGGTTCAGGTAAAAGATAATGATGGTACAAATAAGTATACTTCACCAAAAGCTTTTACTATTCCATCTGGTACAGTACCAACCTCTTTAGGGGCCTCTGGCCAATCATATGCTATGCTAAAGGGTATTGGGTCTGGAGAATTGGCAAGTGATCATTTTGGTGTAGTTACTAATGGGACTACCAACTGGTTAGTTGGTTCATATGCTGGAGAAAATGCTACCTTGGAAGTATCTGCTTGGGGTACTAATGGTGGTGATACCTCTGCTATCCTAGGAGAAGTGGCTCCTAGCTCCTTGACTGCTCTTGCTGATGCTACTGGTGTAGCTGCTAGAGGTACTACTTTTGCTGGGGCTGCCACTTCTGGTATTGGATATTTGGCTGAATCTCTTTGGCCTGGAGAGGGTTACAATTTAAGTACTTTAGCCTCTGGTAGGGTAGTAGGAAACTCAGTTGAGATTGATAATATTGGGGGACCACACTCTAATCTTACTGTAAATGATGGTGGGGCAGCAGGCGAAGTATTTAAGGTATCTTTCCTAGACGGAATTGGAACCTATATTGAGGATCAGATTAGTACTGGAACTACCAACGCTAAATCTGATACGATTATGGGGCATTTAGTTTCTGGTGCTAGCATGGCTGATTTTACTAACAGTAAGCTTTCCACTTATGATAGTTATTTAGATCAAATGCATGCTGGATTAGACATTTCTGGTTCCTTTGGAGGTACAGATACATCTTGTTCTCATGCTAGATTTATTAAGCTTGTAAATGGCTCTTACTCTCTTGCTGATGGTGATAATGGAATGGGTACTGGGTCTGTAGGTGATGATGGGGTTACTGACAATGATAGCCTGCTTATAGGAAATGCCGCCACAGAACCTAAAGAAGGTCTTTATGCTTTAGACGATGATCTACTTAATATTTCTGTTGCTTTAGTCCCAGGTGTCCCAGAACAAAATGTTCAAAATGCTCTTGTTACTTTGGCAGAAGCAAGCCAGAACTTTATTGCACTAGTAGCTCCTCCTGAAGGGGTTGGTAATGCCCAAAACGCTATTGATTGGAGTAATGGACTTGATGAAAGTAGAACGGCTGCTATTAATAGTTCTTATGCTGCTATTTACTGGCCTTGGGTAAAGACCTATAGTGTTTGGGATAAGATTGATAGGTACTTAGATCCTGCAATT